AAATGATTTTTGAAATGGCAAAAATGGGCAAACTAGGATTAAGTTCTGGTGCTGCTAGTCATTTGGTGGAGAGAGAAAAAATGGGTAAATCTTTTGAAATTAAGAGATGGGCATTAGCAGAAGCATCATTAACACCACAACCTGCAGAACATCGCAATATGGTCGAAGCAAAAAGATATTACAACGAAATGGGTAGATTCATTCCTTATAGCAAAGAAGAATTGGCTATGATGGAAGATAAAGAATACAACGATTATATGAGTATGATATCCCAAAATATGCCAATGAAAAATGGTGATTATGAAGAAGAATCAGATGACGTTGAGGGTATGGTTGAAGGATTAGAAATGGTAGGTGCATCTCCTGAACAAATATCTATGACACTTTTTGATGGTATAGAAGAAGATTTGATTTCAGACACTATGCATTGTTTATATAAAAGAATGTTAGAAGGAGTTTTAGGTGTTTACGAGACCAGTGGAGATCCTATGGTCGTAAATGCAATCCTTCAAGAATTTCATATGAGAGGTTTAGATTTATTTAATAAACTTTCTATGAGTGAAGATGCAACGATGAGTATGGAGATGGATAATATGAAATCTATTTTATCACATTCTCCAAAGAATATCAAAGAAGTTGAAAGATCTTTGCGTGATGCATTAGACCTTTCAAGAAGCAAGGCAAAAACCTTGGCAAAATTGGTTTGGGAAAATCTGCGTGATGTAGAACTACCAAGTGAACCAGAAACAAAAACAAAAACAGTTGATATAGAAAAAGAAAGTTTGAGAAAAGATCTACTCAAACAAGCTTTAAAATATCGATTATAGCCTAAGTACAAAGCTATAAAGGAAAAAACTATGACACTTGAAGAAATCCAAGCCAAGATTGCTGAGAATAGCATTAAGGCTACAAATATTCTTGAAATGGAAGATGCAGATTTAGAATCTGCAAAATCCCTAATTAATGAAAATGAGGAACTTACTAAGAAAGCAGAAATGCTCAAAGCATTAAAAGAAGTTCCTACTGTTACTACTCCTGAGGTAAAAAAAGTGAGCGAAATTATTCTTCCAGGTTCTTCATCTTTCAAGAACGTTAAGGTATTCAGCCCTGAATCACGTTCAGAGAAAGAAAAAATGGGTTATGCTTTTGGTATGATGGCTAAAATGATTGGCCATAATGACAAAAAGGCTCATTCTTGGTTAGTTGAAAATGGTTATTACACAAAAGGTCAGAACGAAGCAACAGATGCAGACGGTGGATATTTAGTTCCACAGATTCTTGCTCGTGAAGTTATCTTCCTTCGTGATCAATATGGTGTTATGAGACAGAATGCTCGTGTTATGGGTATGAGTTCAGACAACCTTAACGTTCCTAAAAACACTGCTTCAACAACTGCTTATTGGCCAGCAGAAAACACCAACATTACTGCATCACAAATTACCTTTGCAAACGTTCAAATCCTTGCAAAGAAACTTGCTATTCTTACTCAAGTTTCATCTGAACTTAATGAAGATAGCATTGTTGATGTTGGTGCTGCACTTGCTCAAGATATGGCATATGTAATGGCATTTAATGAGGATTTAGCAACATTCCTTGGTGATGGTACTTCAACATATGGTGGAATTACTGGTGTTGTTCCTGCTATTGCTGCTGTAAACGGTGGTACTAATGCAGGTTGGATTTACACTGGTGCAAACGTTACAGGTGGCTGGAATGCTACTACTCTTGCTGACCTCCGTAAACTTACTTCTGCTATTCCTCAATATGCAGATCGTCCAGGTGAGTGTGCATTCTATATGAACCGTGCATTCTTCCAACAGGTTGTCTGCAATGACCTGGATGCTTTGAGCGGCAACGGTTTCTTCGATCTTACTGCTGCACCTGGTCCAAACCCAACACTCTTTGGATATCCTGTCATCTATACACAGGTATTGAGTGCTGATCCAACTCCTGCTGCTGACACTGCTCTTGCATTGTTTGGTAATATGAGTACTGGTGCTATTATGGGATCACGTAGAGATCTTCGTATCCAAGTATCTGATCAAGCAGGTTTCATCTCAGACTCCTTGTTCTTCAGAGCAACAGAAAGATTTGGATTCCAATATCACGACTTGCCAACTGCTTCAGTATGTGGTAGTATAGCAGTGCTTGTTGCAAACAACTAATCCTGGGGAGGATAGAAAAAAAGAGAGGAGAAATCCTCTCTTTTTTTTATGATCGTTTATATCGTAAAATATATTTAGAACATTTAGAGGTAAGAACAAATGCCATTGTCTCGTTTAGCAGCAATAAAAAAACTAAGTTGGATGGTTCAAGCAAATCAATTTCCAGAATTGGACTCCAATGCTTTAGGAGAATTGATTGATGAACATAAAAGATACAGTTCTTGGACTGCTCTTGAAAATTATGCTGTCGGAGATCAAATTGTTCCTACTGTTCCTAATGGACGTGTATACAATTGTGTTATTGCTGGCACTGCTGGTACTGTTGAACCTACTTGGCCTCAAATAGGATATGCTGTTGGACAAATTATTACTGACAATATTTCTAATGCTAATCCTCCTTATGCTTTTGGATTAAACTGGCAAGACTGGGGATTTACACAACAAGAAGTTTATGATGTTAGAGCAGCAGCAAGAGAAGGATGGATGCGTAAAGCAAGCATCTGTGCAAATCAAATAAATACTGATGATGGTGCTACAAAAGTTGATTTAAATAAACTTATTGAGCATTGTCATAAGATGGCTGCAAGTTATAGATCATACGAGATACTCTAATGCCAACACCAACAAGTTTATTAAATACTTTAAGAGCATCATCAGCATTTTATATGATGACTGACAGTGTTCAAATATTACGCAGTGAAAGTTTTACTGATGAATATGGTGGCACTTATAACGATTATGGGATTGTTGGAACTACTAAAGCAAGAATAACTCATCGTCAATATCAAGAAGAACCTATTGGTGGTGGTATTACAAATCGTGATGAGTATTTATTTTATTTCGCTGATGCTTTAGACATTCGTTTTGACGATCGTATACAGATTGTTGGTGACGCAAACACTACTAGATACTTTTTAGTTGTTGGTGTTGATGATGTAATATCTCAAGGTATTTTTAAAACTGCAAAAACAGAGGTGAATTATAACTAATGGATATCAACTGGCCAGAAATTATTAGTATAGTACTTAGTAATGCAGTTTTACTAGCAACAGGTTTTGTGAATATGCAAATAAAACTTGGTAATCTTGACACTAGATTATCTGGTTTTGAAAAGAGTATGGATAAACTTGTTAGTAAAGTAGAAACTCTTGACAAGCATCAGTTGGAATTGCATACAAAGGTTGCTCAAAATGAAACACGTTTAAACATTATTGAGAAACATTGCGAATTGAGGAATAAATAGTGGCTATACCAGGTTTATATTCAAGATATGACATTTCAAACAGTTCAAGTTATCCTGGAACTGGAGTAACATTATTTGATTTATCAAATGCTAATGATGTTACTTTAACTGACACACCATATTTACCAGCTTATTCAGGAACTGGATCTACTAAATATTTAGAAATGTTAGTAAATGAAGGTGGAAGATCAACTAACTATTTTTCTACCTCAGGTGTTGAACTTACAATAAATATGTGGGTTAGAGTAACTGCATTTACTGGTAGCGGTTATGAATGTATGTTAACATTTGGTCCAGGATATCCTGGAACTTATCTTTATCTTTGGGCTAGTTATGCTAGTGGACAAAAGTACTATTTTGAAATGACAAATAGTACTCCTATAAATACAGGAGTAACACCAAGCTCAACTGCTTTTGACAATATTATAGTTTCAATTACAAGCAATACTATGACTGTATACGTCAACGGAACAAATGTTGGCAGTCAATCTCATACTTTATCATCTTGGCCAGCTACTAGTTATCTTTATTTAAACCAAGCAGATGTTCAAGGTGCATCTAGACAAAGTGAAATAGATTTACCTTATTTAGAAATTTTTGAAACAGGATTAGGTAGTACTGCTGCGATAGCATTATATAACTCACAAGTAAATAGATTTGTTCCTCCTCCTGTATATGCGGGTCGTGTCAGAGGAAGACAGTTCAATCAAGGTTTAAACGGATAAAATAAGATGGCTATACCACCAGCATCATTTTTAAGATATGACTTTTCTGATCCAGCTTGCTATCCTGGTAGTGGAACTTCTATCACTGACTTAAGTACAAATCTTGATGGAGTAATTAATGATCCTAGTATATTTGTATCTGATGGTCAACAAAGTTATTTTAATATAACAACTGGAAGTCAAAGAGTCTACTCTAACGCTTACAATTTTCCAGTAAGAAACGTTTACACAATTAGTTCTATTTTTAAAGTTTCTTATAGAAATGACTATAATACATTATTATCACTTGCTGAATCTGATTCAAGTGGAACAACTCCATTTTATGCTGTTAATTTTAACAGTAGTGAATTTAATTTTCCAATATCAAGTAATGCTTTTGGTGTTAACACAATTACAGGTAACTTAAAATTACAAAATAATACTTGGAATTTACTAACATTAACTGCTGATGGAACTACTCAAAAACTTTATTTAAATGGAATTCTTGTTGGTTCAGTTGCACATACGTTAAGCTTCAATGGAAGTAACCCTAGATTACAAACTGGTTATCCTCAAACTGCACAATATTTTGCTATACAAAAAGTTGCTGTTATGCAAATGTGGTCTAGTGCATTAACAGCAGCACAAGTTAAAGATTTAGCAGATTCTTATGCTACTAGATTTTCATTATATCAACCTGTTAACTCATATGATTTTAGTGAAACAGAATCATATCCAGGTTCTGGAACAAGTGTATTTGATCTTGCAGGTAGTTTAACTCTTCCAATCGTTAATGCTGTATATGCTGGTACTGGTCAAAGTAAATATTTCTCTTTTGATGGAAATGGAGATTATATAGGTACAACTGCTGTTACTGGTTTAGGTGATACTTTTTCAGTCAATATTTGGTATCAACCTACAGCAGTAAATGCAACAGTTAGAAATTTATGGCAGGTTGGAGTTGGTGCTACAGGTACTAATCCTGGTGTTAAACTAAACGATCCATCCGCATCTGATTTAACTAGTACATTTAACGGTATTGGACAAACACAGGCTACTGGTGTTTTAACTGCAAACACTTGGCAAATGGCCACAGTTACAGCAGATGGTTCAACACATAAAATATATATTGATGGTGTTTTAGATGCTTCAGTTTCACAGGGAATTGGAGAATGGGCTACTGGTGGATTTGCTATTGGAGCTGGAGTTGATGGAAGTGGAAATATATCAGCTGGATCTGATGGTCTTTTAGGAAATGTTGCTGTATTTGATGTTTACAACTCTGCACTTGGTTCGACAGACATAACAAATATATATAATAATCAAGAACCTAGATTCTTCGACACTCCTCCTGGTCCAGTATTAATTGGATCGTATGACTTTTCAGATCCTGCTTGTTATCCTGGTTCTGGCAATACTGTATTTGATCTTACAGCAGAAAATAATGATTTAAGTATTACTTCAACCACTTTTGGTGGTACTGGTCAAAGTAAATATGCTTCTTTTAATGGAGATACAACTTACCTTTATAGATCACAATTTTCTGCTTCTGGGTCTGCATTTGGTGGTAGTGATTTTACTTTAAGTGTCTGGCATAATTACAATAATCCACAATCAAACAATGCCATTTTTATTATGGGTGGTAATGGTGCTGCAGCATCTGGTATTCAATTACAAGTTAATGGATCTGATGCTGATAAAGTAACTGCTGCTTTTGGTATTGAAATCACTGAAAGTGGTCAACTTGTAGGAATTGCTAACACAAGCAATACCTGGCATATGAGTACTGTAACAGGTGATGGAAGTTTACTTAAATTATATCAAGATGGAGCTTTTATTGGTTCTACTACACAAATAGGTACTTGGGATGGTGAAGGATTTATAATTGGTAGAGGATTAGGTTCATCATATCAACCATCTCCTGTAGGTCCTGGTTTTAGATATGCTGGTCTTATTGGTATTGCTGAAGTTTATAGTGGTGCATTAGGTAGTACTGACATTTCTGATCTTTATGATCTTCAACAACCTAGATTCTATCCACCTCCACCTCCTCCTGCTGCTGCAACTTTAAAATATGACTTTTCAGATCCTCTTTGTTATTCTGGTACTGGAGATACAATATACGATCTTTCAGGATATGGATTAGATGCAACTTTTACATCTGGAACTGCTTCTTCATTTGTAGGAGCTGGAACATCATCATATTTCCATTTTGATGGTACTGGATGGATTAGATCAGAAACATTTGCTAATCCTACTCCTACACAATTTACAATGCTTGCTTGGGCGAGTTTTGATTCAGCAGGTCCATATGGAAACATCATATCAGCAGCAGAATCAAACGTTCCTGGTGGTGTTCCTCTTATAGCTTGGTCACCTTTTACAACTAGTAAAATCGCAAGTTCAAACGCTTATTTTCAAGATACTATTGAAAATCCAAGTACATCAAATATAAATCAATGGTATATGGTCACATATACTAATGATGGTACTACATTGAGACTTTATGTAGATGATACTGAAGTTGGTAATTTAGCAAGAACAATTGCATATATAAGTGGAACTAATCCAGTAGTTGGTATTGGTCAATATGCTCCAGTCAATGATGGAACATTTATTGGAAAGATTGCATATGCTGAATTTTATGCTGGTATTGCTTTAACTGCAGGTGCAATTTCTACTATTTATAACAATGAAGTGTCTAGATTTTTTCCTCCTCCTCCATATTCTGGACTTGTAGGTGGAACAATGTTTGCTCAAGGTTTTAACGGATAATATATATAGCAACTTTATGAGGATAAAATAAATGTTTTACGTCTTACAAAATGAAAGTACAGCAGCAAGAAGAAGAGTTCCTATCCTCTTAACAGATGCTGCAACAGGAACAACAGC